GAATTTTATAATCCAAAAGAAAAAGCCAGATGTGGCTGTGGAGAAAGCTTTACGGTATGAAAAAAAGTGTATTCAGAATAAATACTAAAGGTCATTTAGAAAAAAATTTATTCTTTGATGAAGGTGTTGATATAGCACGTTATGATGTAGTTAAATATCCAGCACTACAAAAGCTTTATGAGAAAATGCTATCTTTTTATTGGACACCTGATGAGATAGATGTCACAAAGGATAAGATTGATTTTGGTAAGTTAACAAAGAATGAACAACACATATTTACAGCAAACCTTAAGAGACAAATACTCTTAGATTCAGTACAGGGCAGGTCACCGGACCTAGCCTTATTACCATTAGCAAGTAACCCAGAATTAGAATTACTAATAGAGACCTGGGCATTTTTTGAGACTATTCATTCTCGCTCATACACACATTTAATCAGAAATGTTTATTCCAACCCATCTAAAGTATTTGATGAGATAACATCTATCCCAGAAATTAGAGATTGTGGTGGAGACATATCAAAACATTATGATAACTTAATAAATTATAGAGGACCTTATGGGTCATATAAACATAAAACATTATTGTACCTTTGTTTAATCTCTATATATATCCTTGAAGGTATGAGATTTTATGTTAGCTTTGCATGTTCATGGGCATTTGCTGAGCTTAAACAAATGGAAGGTAATGCAAAAATTATTAAATTAATAGCAAGGGATGAGAACTTGCATTTAGCAGCAAGTCTAAATATAATTAGAACCCTTATTAAAGATGACAAGGATTTTGAAAAGATTAAAGATGAGACTAATGATGAAGTAATGAAATTATTTGAAGAAGCATTAGTACAAGAAGAGGAATGGTGTGATTACTTATTTGGAGCTGGGTCAATGATTGGACTTAATGCTGACCTCCTTAAAGAATATGTACGTTGGATTGGAGCAAAAAGGATTAAGAGTCTTAATTATACTGTACCATTTTCAACACATTTGCATAACCCATTACCTTGGACAGAAAAATGGATTAGTGGTTCGGACGTTCAAGTAGCGCCACAAGAAACAGAAATAACATCTTATATTGTCGGTGGTGTCAAGCAAGATGTAGATAAAGAAACATTTAAAGGAATAAGTTTATGAGAGCAGTAGTATGGAGTAAAAATAATTGTGCCATTTGCGATAGAGCAAAAGCATTTTTAGATAGTAAACAAATTAGTTATGAAGAGAGAAATATTGAAGGACCTGATTGGTCACCTTCAGATTTTTTTGAAGCAGTACCAAATGCAAGGACATTCCCTCAAATAGAAATTGATGGAAAGATGATTGGTGGATATGAAATGATGATGACCCATGTTGATTTAGGAGAATTAAGTTTATGAGATGCAATGAATGTAATAGTGAACCCTTTCAAGTTATAGTCAAAGAAGAATTAGGCTATGAACATGAGGCAATTGAACTTGGATTAGATGTAACAAATTGTCCGTTCTGTGGAGCAAATTTAGAATGGGCTAGTAGAGGAGGATATGATGCAGGCGAATACGATAACGATGAAGACCGATTGGAGTCATAATGGGAGACAATTCACTTCTGATGATATTGGTGATTTTTATGGTTTTGTGTATCGCATTACCAACTTGGTCACCGGATACGACTACGTCGGACGTAAGTATTTCAAAACAATTAGAAAGCTCAAACCTTTAATTGGTAGAAAAAATAAAAGACATAAGACCAAAGAGACTGACTGGTTAGAATATTGGGGCTCAAGTAAGAGACTCTTAGAGGATATAGAAGCCTTAGGCAAAGAAAATTTTAAACGTGAGATTATATGTTTATGCAATACACGTGGTGAGACAAATTATATGGAAGCTAAAATACAGTTTGATGAGGATGTTCTATTGAATGAATGTAATTATAATGGTATTATAGCTATTAAGATTGGATATGGTTCAGTTAAAAATTTACCAGAAGCCGTTTACAATCGCACCAAAGTATGATATAATATAGATTATGGTATTAGTAGACTTCAATGGTTTAGCAATTGGTTCAATAATGGGTTCTTTAAATAGAGGTGAAGGCCTATCATCCAATTTAGTTAAGCATATTATTTTAAATAACCTCAGGTTATATAGGAAGAAATATACTGAAGGAAAGTATGGCAATATTGTTATCTGTTGTGATGATAGGTCTTGGCGTAAAGATGTATTCCCAGAGTATAAAGCAAATAGGACCACCTCCCGTAAAACAGATAAGCATGATTGGCTACAAATATTTGACTTAATTGATTCAACATTAAATGATATCCGTAATAATTTCCCTTATGCTGTTGTCAAAGTAGATAAAGCTGAAGCCGATGATATTATTGGTGCATTAACTGTGCATAAATCCATACCTCTTATTGGTGAGGATGTAGTTATTATATCAGCTGATAAAGATTTTATTCAATTACAAAAACATGGTAATGTGATTCAATGGTCACCTATGTTTAATAAGGTTGTCAAGGACCCTAATCCAATTAAGTATTTATTTGAACATCTCCTAAAAGGTGATAGTGGGGACGGTGTTCCAAACGTGTTATCTTCTGACACTTGCTTAGTTACTCATACTCGTCAACACCCTATGACTAAAAAGAAAATAGAAGCTTGGTGGTTAGAAAGAAATAACCTTAAAGATGTTATGCCTACTGAAGTCTTTAGAAATTATATGCGTAATAGAGAAATGATTGACTTAGATAGAACCCCTGAAAATATTAAAAAAGAATCTATTGACCAATATGAGAATTACGTATATCCAAAACGAAGTAATATTCTAACTTATTTAATAGAGAATAGAATGAAGTTACTTATAGAATCAGCTGGTGAATTTTGAATGATGAAGAATTAAAAGAGTTCATGGAGTATTTTAAAGATGTTTTACCAGACCCAGAGCACCATCCACTTAAAGTTATGTGGTTATATAAATGGTGGAAGAGTATAGTTATAAGGAATAGGGATGCCAACTTACACATTCAAGAGTAATACAACAGGTGAAGAGTGGGATGCTGAAATGAGTTATAAAAAACTTGATGCATATTATATAGAACATAATTGCACTCAAATAATTGGTGCAACCACAGTAATTTCTGGCACAGGTGAGATGCGTCTAAAAACTGATGAAGGATTTAAAGATAGGATGAGAGAAATTAAAAAAGCTGCGGGTAAAGGAACAGCACTTAATCCCGTAACAATAGGAGATAGCATTTGAGCTGGAAGAAAATTGAAATAAATAAGGTCACACCAAGATTTGATAGAACTTGGTATATAAAATGGATAGCATCAATACTACTTTTAATTAGTATGGTTATGACAGCAAATTTTGATTTGCATCCTTGGAATATTATGATTGCTGCTTGTGGTACTACCGGCTGGTTTATTGTAGGTATGATGTGGCATGACAGATCACTTATATTTATTAACGCAATAGCTACTGGCATATATACACATGGTACATTGATATATTATTTAGGAAAATATGTTCATACATAATCCAATTGACCTAGGTTATAATGACCTTAAATCAGTTACTAAAAAGAGTGGAAGGAAATACACTACTCCCAAAGGTGACTACCCCTCAATAACAACAATCCTTGGACAAAAAAGTAAAGCTGCTATTATGGCTTGGAGAGACCGCATTGGTCATGAAGAAGCTAATAGGATTTCAAGTCAAGCTGCAAGGAGAGGCACAGCAGTTCATACCATGTGTGAGAAGTATGTGAACAATGATTCTGAATATGCAAAGGATGCAATGCCTAATATCCTCCATGATTTTAATAGAATTAAAAATATATTAGATGAACGTATTGGAGTAGTCTATGGACAAGAGCTACCATTATATTCTGACCATTTAGGAGTAGCCGGCCGAGTTGACTGTGTAGCAGAATTTGATGGCAAGCTATCTATTATAGATTATAAGACCTCACGTAAGACAAAAAAGAAAGAATGGATTGATGGTTACTTTATGCAAGAATGTTTTTATGCAATTGCATGGGAAGAGAGAACTGGCATACCCATCACACAATTAGTGACAATCATCTCCGTAGATGACGCACCAGCCCAAATCTTTATAGAACATAGAGATGACTGGGATAAAGACCTCACGAAAGCCATACAAGAATACACCTCCGTGGACCACCAAATAAGTTGAGCTGGACCCATAAATACTTGCCTAAAGCGGCCAAAGTATGATATAATATACTATATAAAATAAAAAAAGAGGATATTATATGACAATAACAGATTTAATACACCGATTGGTCCAACGAAGTGATTGCCAATGGCATGACTCTACTGATGACACTTTTTCACGTTGGTTATTCAGGCTGGGAAACTAGGCGTGAA